TGCCAATCAGTCTAAAAATTCCCCTGACAGGCGTGCCTAAAAACTGCCAATAGTGAATAGCAATTTGTTCATTCGGCAATAGTTCAAACCTTCCTTCCCTTCCATTGATAATTGCCTGAGCACTATCACCAACAGTCACGCCAGACAAAGCAAGAGGGCTGGTCATCCTGCCTTCCATATAGACGGCAGTCAGATCAGCCCCCAGCAGTTGGTCGTAACGGGGATTTTGCTTCTGCTTTAACGTGGCATAGAAAGTAATACCAGTAGCCGCAGGCACGTAGTTGCCAGTTTCATTGTCAAGCACATAGCCCGAAGCCACATTAAACACCAAGGTGGCATTCGCAAGTGGCTCCAGGAAATTGCTCACACGACAAACCCAACAGAAGAAAGAGGAAGATTATTGGTCATTCGTTTGAACTCCTGACCATACTGAGTGGCATCAAGCCCCTCGCCATACACTTTGCCGTCAGTGGCACCAATTTGAATGCCCATTTGAGCAAGTTGAATGGCAATGATATGAGCAGCAAGAAACTTGACTGCCCTGTCAGTTTGATCCCCAAACACATCACTAGAAGCATCGTAAGAAGCTTCTGCAATGGCACCATTAACAATGCCAGAAGGATGTGGACTGAATTCAGGGAAGCGCTCAAGGAAGTTCGCGTAAGTGACTGCCATAATCAGGCCTTCCCAATACGAATGGCTTCAACGCGCTTTGCAATGGCATTCCTCACGCGAATACGCCCTTCAATCTTCTTCCAATCCGCCAGACGGTCTGGATCATGGATGAGTTCAATGGCGCGAATAGCTTGCGTAAGGGGAAGTTCACTAAGGCTTTGAACATTTTCAGGCAGGTCTTCTACCATCACTTGTTCTTTCATTTCTTCAATGGCACCAATAGCAAGAAGCTTTTTGACAGTGCCGTTCTCCTTAGCTTCCTTCCACTTCTCATCAGGAATTTCCTGATTAAGACCAGGAGTGAGTTGAATAAGCCCGCTCCTGGTAATAATGCCAAACCCTGCATCGCGAGGGGGATTTTCAAGTTCGGGACGATAAGCAATCAGCATTGTTCAAGAAAAACAATTGCTAATAGCTTAACGCCCTCCTTCTTGATTAACTATCCTCAGGAAGCGGCCTGCACGTAGATCACGCTCTTGGGATAGTAGAGAGCAACGCCACCCACACGGGCATGAGCAGGAACGATGAATTCCAGACCACGCTGTTGGGGCGGGAACAGCTCAAGAGGCTGAGGAATGTGCAGTTGCACCTTCTCAGGATCGCGCTTGTACACAACCATACGGTCAGTATTCAGCACGCTGTTATCAGCCTCAAGTTGGTTGATGGGCTCAACGTTGCGGATGTAGGGGTTGGTACGCAGGAAGTACTCAAGCACGGTCACGTCCGAGCTGTCGGAGTTGCGAGTGGTGCTAATCTTGTTGTAATCCGCGTAGGACAGCAGAATGGTGTCGGGCTGTTCCTTCATCTTGGAGCCGTTGATGATGGCAGTCACGCCATAGTTCAGCAGTTCCAGCATTTCTTGAGCAGTGGTGCCAGCAGTGGTAAACCACTTGTCAGCAGCAACAACGTCCACAGTGGAGTTGTTGAAGAAACCAGCGAGACCCACAGAGCTTTCGCCGAAGAAAGCCAGGCTCTCCACTTTCTCTTCATAGGCACGACGCACAGCAGCAGCACGACGCTGCTCCAGAGCGATGTTGGCCATTTGAGCAGCACGCAGTTCCTGCACGGTGTAGCCAAAGCTGCCACCGAAGGAACGGATGTTGATGCTCTTCTCCACTTGGCTGATGTCAGCGCGGGGCAGATCATCAGCGGCGTCCGCAATCAGACGGAACTCACCAGTGGAGTCCATGATGCGATAGGTGAAGGTCTGGGCGCCAGGACCAGCTTCAGCAGTGACGGGCAGCACAGTGGGATATTTAATATCCGCATACTGCACTTCAAAGACTTGGGGGCGAATGTACTCAAGCTGACGCTCAAGGAACAGGCCCGCATCATCCATACGGAATTCAGACATTTTTAAGAGCCTCCTATCAAGAATCAGCAGAGAGGGTGAAGCTCGGACCATTCAGCTCCAGAACAGCGAGGCCGCTGCCAGTGGTAGAGGTGAGGAAACGAGCGTTAGCGAGGCGAACAGTTTTGCCCGATGCGAAAGCATGGGAGAACTGACCAACCTTGCCAGTGCCGCTAGCGGAATACAGCACACGCACGGGCGATGCGGGAGTAACGGCGCCAGTCACGTAAACGGCAACTGCACCTTCATTGGCCACGTTCATGGCTTGCTGGTTCTTCACACCAGGACGATTGTTTGCGTCCAGGGCGGTTTCATCAACATAGGTGAGGACGTTAACGCCCAGCACAGTGTCAGAAGCGCCAGAGATGGTAGTAGCGGAGTTGGCAACAGTGCCAGCAGTGTTGTATACCACCAGATTACCGAAAGGCACAACAGCGCCAGTTTCGTTAAGGCGAGTGGTGATAGTGTTGTCGCGGATGTCAGACAGTTGACCTTCCAGCAATGCGTTGTGCTGCAGGCTATAAGCCTGTTGCACGCCACCAGCGGAGGCAGTGCCCGAAGCAGAGAAAGTTACGGCCATAATTACTTAGCCTCCTTGGAGATGGAAAGGGGCTTCTTCCAAGCATTCTGCAGCATGTCCAGATAGGACGAAGGTGCAGACACAGGAGAAGCAATGGAAGCTACGACTTTGCGCAGCTCGTCAGTGGTGGCAGAATCTTTGCGACCCTCAGAGAGAGTATCAAACATTGCTTGCACGTAGTCGTCGCTCTTCTCGGAAAGATCAAGCTCATCACCACGCACTGCCTTGATGGAATCAACCATCACTTCACGGGCGGTTTTGCCAGCGAAAGCGTAAGCAGCATCAAGAACAGGCTTAGCCTTCTCGATGAGAGCCACACGCTCTTCCACCATGGAATCAAGATTGATTTCCTTGGCGGCAGCCAATTCAGCAGTCAGTTCTTCAACTTGTTCTGCCAGAGCATCAGCGCGACCCTCAGCGGAATCACACTTGCCCTTCATTTCCTTTTCCATGGCGTCCATTTCTTCCTTCATTTTGGAAGCTTCGGACATCATGGCGTCGTACTTTTTCTTCATGTCCTCGTAGGACATTTTGGCGTCTTCGCGTTCTTTAGTGATCGCAAGAGCAACGCTCTCCGTCACTTCAAACTCGGCGCCGTCGAAAACGACTTTCGCGCTCATAGTTGTATTTTCCTCAATGGAAATTAGAGATGGATCTGCTGCATCTTGACGATCAAGATGAAGCTTCACTTGCGGGCCAGCGCGGCCCCGACGAACAACGGCGATGTGATTACCAAGGATTTCCTTTTGGATGCCATCGTAATGCTCACCGCTATCAGTAACGCCAGGCGTAGGATCATAATTAACCCTATAGCCAGCGCTTACCTCACGAGCATCGCCCCGCATGATGCGATCAATGGTTTCCTTGTCCGTAATTGTCATTACAGCTTTGACAAAACCATTGTCGTACACCACTTCAGTGCCGCTAAATCCTACTTGGTAGTCTTTAGTATTGTCGGCATCAAGAAGAACGGGAGGATGTTCCGAAGTGATTGCCTTGCCCGCAAAGGAAGCAAGACTATCGGGAGACGCCACTTCTGTTTCAGGCCTATATTCACGACGCACTGAACCATCAGCATCTGTGTAGAGCTGAATGCCAGTGCGAGCAATTGAGGCCCATGCCCGAAGATAACCTTCAGGCGTCACCTCATATTTCTCAATAGGAGAGAAATCGTAGCGACAAGATGTGGTGCTCATATACTCACTTTATCAATAAACTTAGTTTATTATAAAAACAACTATTCAGAACTGACTAGGAAATGATGTTCCTCAAGAAGAGCAGCGCCGATGTGCTTAAAATGCCACATCAGCAAGCTCGCCTGCTTATTGCTTCTCGCATTAAAGAAGCCCGCCTTAACAGCGGGCTCTCGCAGAAGAACGTAGCAGAAGCTTTGCATACAAGCCAAAGCTCTTATTCCCGCATGGAACGTGCAGAACTTGCTCCAGACTGCGTGCAAATTCGCACTCTCAGCGGACTCTACGGCATTAGCGTGCTGTGGCTGATGGGCTACCCATCATTCATCCTTAATACAAAGCGAGATTAGTCTTCGTCTTCGTCATCTTCTCCGCGAATATCACGAAGCTGGTCTTCAATGCCTTCCATGATGTACGATTTTGCCATTGCCTCAATTTCAAACGTTAGAAATTTAGTTGGCTCAAAATGAGGGTCAGGCTTTTCGTAAACACTCATCACATAGATATGCGTCTCATCTAGTCGCCCATTCTTAAAGCATTGCTTCTCCACCAGTTCCCACCGAGAAGTATTGCGATGCTCGTTGGAAGAAAGAATAGACAGCGCCTGTAAAAGACCAATGCCTTCATCCTCTTGTTCGATGACGCGTACGTATTCGCTCATTGATCTTTGTTTCGACTTTCCACCATTTTAATGATGCGATTTGCCCATGCCCTCCCGGCATCGCCTCCCCATAAAAGCCAAGCAATATATCCAGCATCATTTTCGCCACCACTTTTATTCTTTTCATGGCGAGAAAAGAACGCAGACATGCGCTTGATAGTGGCGTAGCTAATTTTGCTGCCGCCAGCAAGGTCGCCGGCTCTTGCCACGCCACTACCAATACCCTGCTTCCCCGCCTCCTGCGTCGTCAAACCGCCTTTGCCGTGTTTCTTTCGCAGCTCTAAGCCACGACGGGCAGCGCTCCTTACGGCAGCAGGAGGGGAGAAGCTTTCAGCGTCTCCCCTCAGTGCTTTTTTCCGCAACTCCCATCCATTTCCTCCTCCTCTTCCTCACCAGCAAGCTCCTTAAAGAACCCCATATAGTATTCGTCGCTCATATCTTTCTTCGGTTTGCGCGACATACCAGCTTCGGACAGGGCAATTGCCAGAGCTTGTTTCGGGCTCTTCACTGGTTCACCACTGCTGCTCTTCAGCTTGCCCCCTTTAAATTCACGCATTACCTTGGCGATTTTTGCCTGCTTTTCTTTCTTGGTCATGGCCTAAATGCTTTTCTTAAGCATAATCAATGGATGAATCCTATAGGAGCAGTGGCAATATTCATGTCAGGAAAAAGTTTGTCGCGATACAAAACCATGCCAGTAATAAGACGCTCGGCAATAAAAGCCAATGCCCTCTTGTCATAGCCTCCAATGCGAAGAAACTGTTCTTCATGCTTGTGCCAAATGGGGGCCAATGCCACAAACAATGCGCTCATAAATTGCTTGTATTGAACATTGCTTCCTCTGGCCATATTGCAGCCAATAAAGCTGTTTTGCTTCCAGATGGCATCAATTTCTTCCCTTGAAAAGAGCCAGCTTCCTGAATCCGCAATTTCCCTAGTGATAGCAGGAGCATCAAAAGCAGAATGCCCACCATAAAACTGCTGCTCTAATGTGCAGTTGAACAATGCGGGTTCTGGGAAATACAACGTATTCTCGTCGTACCATTGATCATTTGGTTCCAGCCAATTACGCCTGTATTGTGCATTGCCAATATTCTTTTCATTGGCATTGAGAATCATCCAAGAAATACAAGACAATTCTCCCCATCGACTATTACGAGTGGAAAGAGAAGCATTCTCATCGTCAAACACGTAACCTTGCCTGCGGAGCGTTTCACGCTCCTCACTAGACAAAGCATATGCTCCTCCCATAATGGGAACAATGCGAGACCGGGCTTCATATCTCACCTTCTCACCAGGAATGCACACGGCATAAATGGTGCAATCAGACGGTTGCATAAACTTTCCTCGACGCCCACAGCTCGTTGTAATTGTTTACGCCCTTAGCCCCAAGGCCAGTGAGATCGCCACCTCCTGCAGGCTTGCTCCAGGCCATAATCGTACCATCGGGCAATACGAACGCTCTGTTCTTCTGACCATGTGTAGGCGTCAGTTCAAGGTAGTCACCATAGACAAAATTAGCTTGGCTGCCATTTACGGCAAGCGCTTTACCTAGAAGAGTGGGGCCAGTGGGGCACAATGGCGTGATGCCATAGTATTGCTCAATGCAATTGGCCACAATCATTTCAATGGCAGTTTGTAGCGCCGCATTGTTTGGCTTGGAATAGAGCACGGTTGTAGCACAGGCCCAGCTTGTGTAGCTAAAGCGTTGAATATCACGAAAAGCCAAAAATTCAATGCGATCACCAAGGTCCACTGCATTAAAGGCTCTCACGCCAATGTCAAAATACCAGCCGCCAAGTTTATTCAGCAAGCAGAATCGACCAAGGTCCGCCTTGTAAGAGAATGGCGCCAGGCAATCATACGCCCATACCACCTCCTCCCCATAGTTTTCAGCAATGAAAGCACGAAGCATGTCATTGTTGTAAATGACATGCTCAGCATCAGGAAAACATGCGTCAATAGTTCCAGTGGCATGCTTGAGAAATGGACTCAGCTCTTCCGCTGGATCAGTAGAAAGAAAAATTTGTGAAATTTGCATGGCGATCAAGCAATCTTGGCAGGAGTACCGAAGCCCTTAAATTCGGGCTCCGCTGGCTTAGCAGCAAGAGTTTCATTCACTGCGTCTTTAAGCTGCTGTTGAATATAAGGCCATGTGAAAGGCTCCTCATGGAGACGCTTGTAGCACCATTGTCCATGCTGCTTCAGAACGTC